TTTTGAACGTACGATAAACCCAACACTATATCTATATCCTGCTGCAGATTCAGCATACACTCTAATATATTATGCTCTTGTTCGGATGAAGGACTCGGGCGATTACACGAATAATAATGAGATTCCTTTTCGATTTCTTCCATGTTTATCTGCTGGATTAGCTTATTACATAGCTATGAAAAAAGCGCCAGACAGAATTCAATTATTAAAACAAATTTATGAAGATGAGTTCCAACGAGCAGCGGATCAAGATGGTGAAAGAACAAGTTTATTTTTAACACCTAAAACATATTTACCAGGAGTCTAAATGGCTAGATATGCATCAGGTAAATTTGCACAGCGAATATCTGATCGTTCAGGTATGGCATTTCCTTATAATGAAATGGTGCAAGAATGGAATGGTTCATGGGTACATATTAGTGAATTTGAGCCTAAACATCCGCAGTTAGAGCCTTTACCAAAAGTATCTGATCCACAATCTTTACAATATGCTAAAGCACAGAAAATTAGTGCTATTGTTCCTTTGACAACAAACTTCTGTGGAAGAAATTTATTTGGTGTAAAAACACAAACAATTACACAGTTTAACCCCATACCCGCACCAGGGGCAGATGAGACAGTGACTGTTAATACAATGCAACCTTTAGAAGGGACAGATCAAGAGAATAAAGATATAGAAATTAGTTCATTTTTAGGTACAATAACAGTGAGTATAACATGACCACTTATTCAGAATTAGTAGATCAAATAAGAAATTACACAGAAACATCTAGTGATGTTTTAACCACAACTATAATTAATGATCTTATCAATCAAGCAGAACTTCGTATTTTTAGAGAAGTAGATCTTGATGTATTTAGAGCTTATCAATTTACAACATTAACACAAGGCAATGAGTTTATTACATTACCTGGTGCTACTCCAAGCACTATGTCATTTGTAAGAACAGCCTCTATTTATCCAACTGTAGGAACAGATGCTAACGTAAGAACTTATTTAGTACAAAAAGATATTAGTTATATGACTGAGTACTGGCCTAATAGAACTACACAATCAAAACCAAAATACTATGCTATGTGGGATCAAAACACAATATACCTTGCTCCAACTCCAGATACAGCATATAAGATAGAATTAGCTTTGAATCGTAATGAAACAGGTCTTTCTACCACTAATACCACAACATGGGTTAGTCAGAATGCACCACAAGTTTTGTTGTATGGCTGTTTAATTGAGGCTTTTAAATTCCTCAAAGGACCCTATGACTTACTTGCTCAATATGATAAAAGTTATCAACAAGCTGTAGAACGCTTGCAAATAGAACAACAAGGTAGACGAAGAAGGGACGAATATCAAGATGGTGTTATTCGAGTTCCTTTGCAGTCACAACAACCATAGGAGATAAAAGATGGCTATATCACAAGCAGTGTGCAACTCTTTTAAAGCAGAGCTTTTAGAAGGGAAACATGATTTTGCGAATGGTGGACATACTTTTAAAATTGCGTTGTTTACATCAAGCGCAACTTTAGGAGCAACAACTACTGACTATTCGACAACAAACGAAATAACAAATACATCTGGTTCAGCTTACGTAGCGGGCGGAGAAACTTTAACAGGTCAATCTGTTACAGGTGGTTCAGGAGCATCAACAGCTTATGTTGATTTCTCAAATGATCCTCAATGGACTTCTGCTAGCTTTACAGCAAACGGAGCGATGATCTATAACACTACAACAGATGGTGGAACTGGAACAACGGACGCAGTATGTATTTTAGCTTTTGGTTCTGATTTTACAGCAACTAACGGCACGTTTACTATTCAGTTTCCAGCACCAGGTACGAGCACAGCTATACTGAGATTATCGTAAGGATTTAACATGGCATTGATTATCAATGATCGTGTTAAGGAAACCACGACAACAACAGGAACGGGAACCGTGGACCTTGCAGGAGCAAGTGATGGTTTTCAAACTTTTGTCGCTGGTATCGGTACAACTAATACAACGTATTATTGCATTACGATGCAATCAGGTAGCACGGAATATGAAATAGGAATAGGCACTGTTACAGATGCAGCCCCTGATACATTATCAAGAGACACTGTTTTAGAGAGTACAAATAGTGATAATTTAGTAAATTTTTCTGCAGGTGCAAAAGATGTATTTTGTACATATCCAGCAAGGAGGGCGCCATCCCCTGTCATGGATCCTACAGCTTATGTTACTACACATAATTCTACTATCAGTGATACACAAACAATGGACTCTGGCGTTTTAGCTGGACCTGTATCTATTACAGGGACACTGTCCGTAACAGGGAATTTATTTATTTTATGAGCACGCTTGAAGTAAATAAAATTATACCACAAGGATCAGGCACTGCTCTTCAAATTGGAGAGAACGGTGACACCATAACGTTGCCAACAGGAACAACAATAACATTACCTAACGGATCAGTTACCAACGACGAACTAGCAGGTTCTATTGCTAATGCAAAATTAGCGAATTCATCAATTACAATTAATGGATCATCTGTTGCTTTAGGTGGCTCAACCACTGTACAAGCAGTTTTAACATTTCCAACAATCAGTTCTATAAATCCTAGTGTTATAGAAAACACACAAACAGCAGTTACTATAACAGGAACAAATTATATTTCTGTTCCTTTTGTCGATGCAATTAATTCTTCAACAGGAGCTATTGTGTCAGCAGACTCAGTATCGTTTACAAGTGGAACAACTATTGTAGCAACATTTACTTTACCTGTAGATGGCACCTATTTTCTTCGTGTAGAAAACACTGACGGACTAGCCGTACGATCAGGTTCAGCATTACTAACAGTATCAGACGCACCAGCTTGGCAAACAGCGGCGGGTAGTCTCGGTAGTTTTGCTGCAGGGTCATCTGTTGGAACGATTACCATTACAGCGACAGATGCTGTCTCTTTTGCTGTAACGTCTGGGGCTTTGCCTGGAGGTCTTACGTTGAATAGCGCAGCAACTAATGCTACAATAACAGGAACAGAGTCAGGAGCAACAAGTGCTACGACGTATAACTTTACGGTGACGGCTACCGATGCAGAGGGTCAAACAGCAGACAGAGCATTTAGTATAGCAATAACTGTAGGACAACAAAATAGTATGAGGTTTGATCCATAATGGGAACATATTTAAATAGAACACCAAGTAGTGCAGGCAACAGAGGAATTTGGACTGTATCATGTTGGATAAAAAAAGCTAATCCAACTCACAGAACAGTATTATTTGGAACACCAGGTTCTGATAATAATTCCACCATGCAATTTATTTTGCATCAAGATAGTGGTGTTAGATTTGGAGTAAATAACTTTAATGTATTTACAACTACAAACACTTTTGTAATGCGTGATCCTGCTTCTTGGTATCATCTTGTATTGTCTATAAATACCTCTGAGGGTTCTTCTGATAACAGAACAAAATTTTATATTAATGGTGAAAGATTTACTAATTTTGATGGAAATAATTTAAATAACATTACTAATGGTTTTCAATATGGTTGGAATAATACTATAGTTCATACTATAGGAGCAGAATCTACACCCGCAGATTATATGGATGGATACATAACTAATTTTGTTAATATTGATGGTCAAGCACTAGGTCCTTCTTCTTTTGGAGAAACAGATTCTACTACGGGTGAATGGAAACCTAAAGCAGATTTATCAGGTCTTACTTTTGGTACTAATGGTTTTTGGCAAAAATATGAAAGTGCAGGAAATTTAGGACTTGATTCTTCAGGAAACTCAAACACATATACTGTTAACAATGCAGGAACAGGTGCTCAAACTGTAGACACAGCTAGTAATAATTTTTGTACTCTTAATCCATTACAACAAACAACTTCTGTAACTTTATCTAACGGCAACTTAGTAGCAACTAACACAGCAAACGATCAAGGAGCAGCAGGTACAATGGCATTTAGTGCAGGTAAATGGTATTGGGAAGTTAAACTTGTTAATAAAGTAGAAGTAGGGATAAATTTAGATTCTAATATTTTACAATTATCAAATGATAGTACTCTAAGTTCTAATGACAGTAATTTAAAACAAACAGCTTTAGTTACAAATAGTGCAGGCGGTCCTAACGATTTTAGATTTAATGGAAGCACAGAAACTGTTAACTCTACTGCTTGTTCTGATGGAGATATTTTAATGGTAGCCGTTGATGCTGATAATACAAAAATATATTATGGTAAAAATGGAACATGGATGAATAGCGGTAATCCAGCAGGTGGATCAGGAGAATTAAAAAACTTTTCTTCAGGTTATACTGCGGGTAATTTTATTACTCCAACGTTTCAAAATGGAATTGGTACTACAGCATCTTGTCAATTTAATTTTGGCAATCCTCCTTTTTCTATATCATCAGGCAACGCAGACGCAAATGGTTTTGGAAACTTTGAATATGCCGTACCATCAGGGTACTACGCATTATGTACAAAAAATATTAATAGTTACGGATAAGATATGGCTTATACAACAATAGACGACCCATCAGCATATTTTTATATACAGTTATATACAGGCTCAAGTTCTGGACAATCAATAACTAATGACGCTAATGCGGGTGACTTTAAACCAGATTGGGTTTGGATAAAAAGACGAGATGGTGACCCAAATGTAGTAGGTAATGGTCATCATTCTTTGTATGATTCAAGCCGAGGTGTACAAAAAGAACTGTATTCTGATTTAGATAGTGCTGAAGCAACAAATTCTAATGGACTAACAGCTTTTGGCACAGATGGATTTACTGTAGGAACAGAAGCTAGAGTAAATTCAAACGGACTTTCTTTTGTTTCTTGGCAATGGAAAGCTAATGGTGGAACGACAACAAGTGTCTCTGGTACAGGAACAACTGCGGGTTCAACTAAAGCTGGAACTTATCAAGCTAATACAACTGCAGGATTTAGTATAGTAACGTTCTCTACAGGTGTAGAAGATACAGGGGATCACAGAATTGAACACGGACTTGGTGTTATACCAAATTTTATTATAACAAAAGATAGAAATGGAAGTGCTTATACATGGTATCTTTATCATCACAAAGGAACTGATGATATTGATTATTTACGTTTTGATACTAATCCAGTAGTAGCATCGGGTTCTGGAAGAAATGTTTTTAATGGTTCTGGTTTTACAAGCACATATTTTGAAATGGATCATAATAATATACTACCAGATAGCACAGACCTTATAGGCTATTGTTTTGCCGAAAAACAAGGCTTCAGTAAATTTGGTTCGTATACTGGTAATGGTAATGCAAATGGGCCATTTGTCTATACTGGCTTTAAACCTGCTTGGGTTATGATTAAAAATATTCAAACAGCAGGATATAACTGGATTATGCAAGATACAAAAAGATTTGGGGGAGTAAATAGTGGTGCAACTGATAAAAACCTTGCGGCTAACAGTAGTTCAGCAGAACCTTCAAGTGGTAGTTTTGCAGGAAATCAAGTAGATTTTTTAAGTAATGGATTTAAATTAAGATCTAGTGCAGCTAATACAAACGCCGCACAAAGCTACATCTACGTGGCATTTGCACAAAATCCTCTAGTAGCATCAAACAACGTAATAGCATTGGCAAGGTAACATGGTATCAACGCTTAAAGTAAACACAATCAAGAAACAGTCAGGTTCTTCAATTACTGTTGCAGAAAGTGGTGACACCA